TGGACGAGTTCTTAGAAAAGGAAAAGACAAAGTAAAAGCAACTCTGTACGACATCTCTGATGATTGTTCAACCAAGTCCAGACGTAACTACACACTAAACCACTTTATCGAAAGGATTAAAACCTATAACGAAGAAAAATTTAATTATGAGATAATCACTATCCAACTAAAAAAATGATGGAAGACGACTTTTATGCAACTATTAAACTTAAAACTGGTGAAGAACTCTTCTGTAAAGTAGCAGCAGAAGTAGAAGATGATAGAACGATGTTAGTCGTTTCTAATCCAATCATCATTCAAGAAGTAAAAGGAAAGATGGGAGTCATGGGTTACAAGATGGAACCCTGGCTAAAGACAACTAATGAAGATATGTTTGTCATCAACATGGTTGATGTTCTTACGATGTCTGAATCTTCAGATATTGAAATGATATTCATGTATCAACATTATGTTAATACAACTGACAGCAGACAGAAAGGTTCTCCAGAACTCAATCGAAAGATGGGTTATCTAGGAAAAGTAAATGATACTAAGGAATTACTTGAAAAGATATATAAAAATTCTTAGTAGCTAGATCTGTCTCTTTAACCCCAACAAAGGTATTCTACTTGATATACAGAACTTGTCAAGTGTCACCTTAGATGATATAATCTATACATAGTGATGAGATAGCGTTATGATTACTCCAGGTATGACAAGAAGAAAGAAGTCAGAACACTACGTCAACAACAAAGAGTTTCTTGCTGCCTTGGTAGAATATCGTAATGATGTAGAAAGAACTTTCATTCAGAAGTTTGGTAGAGAACCAACGAAAGAAGACAGAGGCAGCAAGTGGGACACTAAACCTCCCATCCCTCGCTACATTGGAGAGTGTTTCTTAAAGATTGCTAATCACCTGTCATTCAAACCAAACTTTGTTAACTACATGTTCAAGGAGGATATGATTTCTGATGGAATCGAAAATTGCGTTCTCTACATTCATAATTTTAATCCTGAGAAATCCCAAAATCCTTTTGCTTACTTTACGCAAATCATTCATTATGCGTTTCTCCGCAGAATCCAAAGAGAGAAGAAGCAACTAGAAATCAAGAGCAAGATTATTGAACGCTCTGGTTATAGTGAGGTGTTTGATGACAACAATACTCTTGACGGAACGAACTATTCTGAGTACAATAGCATCAAGGATAATGTTCACGCAAAACTGCGGTATTGATGAAGATAGCAATCATCACAGATCAACACTTTGGTGCTCGTAAGAACTCCAAACTGTTTCACGATTACTTTCTAAAATTCTACAACGATATCTTCTTCCCTTATTTGGAGGAACATGGTATCACTACGATTGTAGACATGGGCGATACCTTTGACAGTCGCAAGGGTATCGACTTTTCTGCATTGTCCTGGGCAAAAAACAATTACTATGATCGTCTTGCGGATATGGGAATTCATATCCATACGATTGTTGGAAATCATACAGCATATTATAAGAATACAAACGAAGTCAATGCCGTCGATTTGCTTCTTCGTGAGTATGATAATGTAACCACCTATTCTAAAGCAACGGAAGTTGTGATAGATAAGTTAAATGTATTGTTCATTCCATGGATAAATCAGGAAAATGAAGAAGAAACTCTCAAACTTATTCAAAGTACAACTAGCTCGTGCGCGATGGGGCACCTTGAACTCACAGGATTTAGAGCTCATCGTGGGTGCATCATGGATCATGGTATGTCGAGCATGTTATTTGAGAAGTTCAGCCATGTCTTCAGCGGTCACTACCACACTAGATCGGATGATGGACGGATCTATTACTTGGGAAATCCGTATGAAATGTTCTGGAACGATGTCGGTGATAGGAGAGGATTCACCATCTTTGACACAGAGACTCTTGAACATTTTCATGTAGATAATCCTTATAGGATGTTCTACAACGTCTACTATGAAGACACTCCACATCAAATGTTTGATGTTAGTGAGTTCAATGACAAGATTGTCAAAGTTATTGTTCGCAAGAAGTCTGATAGTAAGAAGTTTGAAAAGTTCATTGACAAACTGTACGCTGCAGGTGTGTCTGACTTGAAGATTGTGGAAAACTTCCAAGTCATTGATGATGAGTCATTTGAAGCATTTGAATCAGAAGACACTCTCTCAATTCTTAATAGGTATATTGAGGAGGCAGAGTTTACTCTTGATAAGGCAAAACTACAAAACTTTGTACGAAGTGTCTATCAAGAGGCATGTGAACTGGTGTAATGTATATTTTAACGATTTATGGTAAGGAGACTGAGGGAGCATACTCAGTCCCCGATGAAACTGGAGAACAGATATTATATTTGTTTGCAGAGGAAGACGATGCGATAAGATATGCTATGATGTTAGAAGAGGGAGGTTCTCCCGAAATGCACATCATCGAAGTAGACGATGAGGTGATGATAAAGACATGTGAACTGCATGACTACCCATACATTGTAATTACAAAAAATGACGTGGTGATTCCTCCAGAAACAGATTATGATTACATTTAAGACAATTCGTTGGAAAAATTTTCTGAGCACTGGCAATCAGTTCACTGAAATTGCTCTTGATAAACACTCTACAACTTTAATTATTGGTAGTAATGGTGCTGGCAAGAGTACGATTCTGGATGCTCTGTGCTTTGCCCTTTATGGAAAGGCATTCCGTAAAATTAACAAACCACAACTTATCAATACAACAAACGAGAAGGATTGTGTTGTTGAAGTAGAGTTTAATATTGGTGAAGTTGAGTGGAAGGTAGAAAGAGGAATCAAACCTAATCTGTTCAAAATTTACAGAAATGATGAACCTTTAGATCAGGCAGCATCTGCTGTCGATCAGCAGAAATGGTTTGAGCAGACTGTAATCAAGATGAATTATAAGTCGTTCACTCAGATTGTGATTTTGGGTAGCAGCACGTTTGTTCCTTTTATGCAACTGTCTGCTAATAATCGCAGGGATGTGATTGAAGATTTGCTTGATATTCGTATCTTCTCAACGATGAATACGGTTATCAAAGATAAGATTCGTACAGTAAAAGATGAGATTAAAGTCTTTCAATTGAAGAAAGAATCTTTGAGTGATAAAGTTGAGATGCAACAGAATTTTATTACTGAACTTGAGACGAATGCGGAGTGTGATATTAAGAATAAGGAGAAGAGAATTGAAAACCTTTTGGTGGAAGAAAATAAACTGATTAACTCCAATCAAGATATTGAAAAAGATGTCACCAAGTTGAATATTGATATTGAAGAAGTTGTAGGTGCTACTGAAAAACTTCGCACACTTGGCAATCTTAAGGGTAAGATTTCTAACAAAGTATCAACCATTACGAAGGAACATAAATTTTTTACCGAAAATACGGTTTGTCCTACTTGCGATCAGGCGATTGAAGAGACGTTCAGAATAAATAGAATTACCGACGCTCAAAATAAAGCAAAGGAGTTGCAATCTGGTTTTAAAGAACTGGAGGAGGCAATTAATAGAGAAGAAGAGCGAGAGCGTCAATTTTCTATTCTATCAAAGGAGATTACTTCCCTAACGCATGGCATTTCTCAAAACAATATTAAGATCGCTGGATGTCAACGACAAGTCAGAGATCTGGAATCGGAAATTCAAAGAGTTACCGATAATCTTGCAAACAGAAATACTGAGCATGAGAAGTTAGCAACCTTCAAAGACAACTTAAAAGAAACTTACGAAGAACTCGCTCAACGTAGAGACACTATTGACTATTACGATTTTGCGTATAGTCTGCTTAAAGACGGTGGAGTTAAAACCAAAATCATTAAGAAGTACCTACCGCTGATAAATCAGCAAGTTAACCGTTATCTTCAGATGATGGATTTCTTTATTAACTTCACTCTTGATGAGGAATTCAACGAAACCGTCCAGTCTCCAATTCACGAGGACTTCTCTTATGCTTCTTTCAGCGAGGGAGAGAAGATGAGAATCGACTTAGCACTCTTGTTCACCTGGAGAGAGGTGGCAAGGATGAAGAATTCTGTTAACACCAATCTACTCATCATGGATGAGGTGTTTGACAGTTCTCTTGATGGATTTGGCACTGAAGAGTTCCTGAAGATTATCCGTTTTGTTATTCAGGATGCAAACGTATTTGTCATCTCCCACAAGCAGGGAATGGAAGATAGGTTTGAAGAGTGCATCAAGTTTGAAAAGATTAAAGGATTTAGTCGTGCCAACGTATAGACATACTCCAACAGGTAAAAGATTTTTCTTTGCTCATATCCCCAGAACAGCAGGACGTTTCATAGAAGCTAACTTGGCAAACAATGATTGTGTCTGGGATGAAAGTCATATGGACACTGGACTAGGTGTCATGTCCGTTGTGCATGGTGTTGAACTTGCTCATTTTCATAGAAGTCACTATGAAAAATATTTGGATGTGCAGGGTATTCCACATTTTTCTGTAATTAGAAATCCTCTTACTCGATTCAAGTCGGCATCAATTTATCTCAAGAGAACATACGGAGGAAACATTCAATCAGTTCTGGAGGATGAGTTCTTATTCTCTGAGATGATAAAAAATCTTCCATGGGATGAAGCATACAACTGGTATCGTCCACAAGTAGATTTCTTGAGAAACAATACTAAGGTATGGAAGTTTGAGAATAAGTTTGGTGAGGATTTTGCCAGTTGGTTAAGTGGCATAGTTGGTATTGACTTGAAGTTTGATGACAACGTAGAGTATCCAAAGTCGAAAGATGAAGGTTCTGGGGTGGAATTGACACCAGAACTTATACATATTTTAAAACACGCTTACAGGAAGGACATTGAGCACCTCTATCCCGAACTGGCAACACCACTCTAAGAAAGAACAAAAACGTAAACTCAAACCGCAAGCGATGAGGGCACGTAAGGAAGCACTGCGCCAATTTAAAAAGCGTCACATGAACCGCTCTAACAGGGCGGTTTCGTCGTATTATGTGTACATACGAAAGGAACACAATGTACGGTTGCCCTGAAGTCAAATCTCAACTTGCAAAACTTCTTGCCACTGAAGACTTGGTGGTTGAGCATCGTCAGGTGCAAACTGCACAGTTCAATGTTCACACTCGTGTGTTGACGCTTCCTCTGTGGGAGAAGGCAAGCAGTTTCGTTTATGACATGCTTGTTGGGCATGAGGTTGGACATGCTTTGTTTACTCCTGATGAGAACTGGTTGGAGAGATTCTCTATTCCTCCACAGTTTGTGAATGTGGTTGAGGATGCTCGTATTGAAAAACTGATGAAGCGTAAGTATGCTGGCATCTCTAAGACTTTTTATCGTGGGTATCAAGAACTGAATCAGGATGATTTCTTTGATATTAAAGATGAGAACATCGATAAGATGAATCTTGCTGACAGGTTGAATCTGTACTTCAAGATTGGTAACTTTGTTAATATTCCCATCAACTCTGGTGAAGAGGAAGTCATCCTCAAAATGGTATCTGAATGTGAGACATTTGAAGATGCATTGAAAGCTGCAGAGAAACTCTATCTCTACTGCAAAGAGCAACAGAATAATCCTCAGAAGGAGCAAGATATTGAGATGCCTCAGGGCAATCCTGGCGAGGGTGATACTGAGATGGAAATGACTGAGCAACCACCTGCTCCAGACTCTGATGAATCATCTGATGATGTTCAACCTATCAATGAGTCCGCTACTGATGGTGAGACAAAATCTGAAGAAGAACCTGATGTTCAGACTGCAGATAGTCTTGAGGAGAACCTTCGTGACTTGGTGAATGAGCACTCTAGGGATAACTGCTATATCGACTTTACCAAGGTAGATATTGATGCAGTCATTGCTAAAAATAGTGATGTTCATGAATTGATTAACAATTTCTTTGATACTTACTCAGAGCATTTCACTATTGATATTTTTGAAACTGCTGACACTGAGTATGTCAAATTCAAACGTTCTGCCCAAAAGGAGGTGAATTACCTTGTCAAAGAATTCGAGTGTCGTAAATCCGCAGACGCTTATGCTCGTGCTACTACTAGTCGGACTGGAGTGCTCGATACAACTAAGCTACACACTTATCGATATAATGAAGACTTGTTTAAAAAAGTCACCACGCTAGCAGATGGCAAGAATCATGGACTTGTATTTGTCCTTGACTGGAGTGGTTCCATGGGTTCTGTTCTTCAGGATACGTTGAAGCAACTCTATAACTTGATTTGGTTCTGCAAGAAAGTGAATATTCCTTTTGAGGTTTATGCATTCACAAATGAGTGGGAGCGTCCTGTCTATGACGTTGAGACTGAGAAGTATCTTCCTAGGAACATCAAGAGTCGTTATGACATCACAAAACCCAATCAACTTCATATCAGTGAAGACTTTAGCATGATGAATATTCTCTCCAGTAAGTGCCCTTCCAGAGAGTTTGAGAAGCAAATGATTAACATGTGGCGTATTGCTAATCATTATTCAAATATCTATCATGCACATTATGCTATTCCTGAACAACTCAGTCTTTCTGGAACTCCTTTGAACGAAGCACTTCTGTCACTTCGTCACATCATTCCTCAGTTCCAGAATGAAAATAAATTGCAAAAGGTTCAGTGTATTGTTTTGACTGATGGTGAAGCAAATCAACTTAATCACACGGTTGAGATTCGTCGTGGAAATGGTTATGAACCTTATATTGGAACACGTCGTCTAAATGCTGATAAGTCTTACATTCGTGATAGGAAGATTGGTACAACTTACAAAGTTCCTTATTGCTATCATGAGTTCACTGACATGATGTTGAGGAATCTGAAGGACAACTTCCCCAATGTCAACTTTGTTGGTATTCGTGTTCTTGCTCCTCGTGATGCCAATCACTTCATCAAATTGTATCATTCGCAGAACAGTGAAAAATATACTAAGATTCATTCTGAGTGGAGAAAGCAACGTAGTTTCTGCATCAAAGATGCTGGATATGATGCTTATTTTGGACTCTCTTCTTCTGTTCTCTCTGAAAATGCAGAGTTTGAAGTTGATGAAGGTGCCACCAAATCTAAGATTAAGTCAGCATTTGCCAAAAGTTTGAAGACTAAGAAACTAAATAAAAAAGTATTGGGAGAGTTTATCTCTCTAGTAGCATGAAGATGAATTGGAAAGAAATAGCTCTTCAGTGTGAGAGCGATCCCAAGGTAAGAAAAGTCCTTAAGGAGGGTCCGAAGAGTCTTGCTCAAGCGTGGATGCTGCAAGCAATGAAGTTCAAGTATGGACGATTTGCAAAGTGAACACCAGGGGGGCGAACTGCCCCCTTTTTCGTATATAATAACTTCAGTTCAAACAAACGACTAATGCCTCTGTCCGCCGACTTTATCGTCACCTCTCTTCAGTCCTCTTTTGGTTCTGAGGTAACTTCTGGTGACATTCGCGGGTGGTGTGCCATGAACGGGCACAACTATCAAACCATTACTAACAAACTGTCTGATTACAAAGTTGGGCGTGGTAAGTGGAATCTTGAAGTAACAAAGGAGACTGTAGAAGAACTGGAAGTATCCTATACTGCTCCTGCGGCGATGCCTGCCGTTGAACAGAACCTCATTCCTCAGAAAGATGATTCCTTCGTCCAGTTTGGTAATTTCACAGATATTAAAAAAATTATTAAGTCCGGTGTATTCTACCCTACGTTCATCACGGGTCTTTCGGGCAATGGTAAAACGTTCTCTGTCGAGCAAGCGTGTGCCCAAACAAAAAGGGAACTGATTCGCGTCAACATCACCATCGAGACTGATGAGGATGATTTGATTGGCGGTTTCCGTCTCATTGATGGCAACACCGTTTGGCATAACGGTCCTGTGATTGAAGCATTGGAGCGTGGTGCTGTGCTCCTTCTGGATGAGATTGACTTGGCATCCAATAAGATTCTGTGTCTCCAATCTATCCTGGAGGGTAAGGGTGTCTTCCTGAAGAAGATTGGTAAGTGGGTTACTCCTAAGAACGGATTCAACGTCATTGCCACTGCCAACACTAAAGGTAAAGGTTCTGATGATGGACGTTTCATTGGCACTAATGTCTTGAACGAGGCATTCCTTGAGCGTTTCCCTGTTACTTTCGAGCAAGAGTATCCTACTTCTGCTATTGAAACCAAGATTCTCAACAAACTCTGCTCTGATGGTGAGTTCTGTAAGCGTCTTGCCGACTGGGCAGACATCATCCGTAAAACCTTCTATGATGGTGGTATTGAAGAAATCATCAGCACCCGTCGTCTAGTCCATATTGTTCAAGCATTCAACATCTTCGGAGACAAGGCAAAGGCAATCCAAGTCTGTGTCAATCGTTTTGATGATGAAACCAAGCAGGCATTCCTGGAACTGTATGACAAGGTTGATGCTGACTTCGTGATGCCTATGCAAGTTACGGAACACGAAACATCTATCTCTATCGGTTGACTTACTGCCCCTTCCTTGATATACTAAATTATGACTAACGCATGGAATTTCTTGTCCGACGCTATGGATGAACTAAAAGATGATGTTGTCGTCCTTGGAGGCAACGTAAGTGAAGCAACAAAAGAAGACTGGAACGATTTCTGGGAAGGTGATGGGTTCAGTCTGACTGGCAATCCTTATGCCGCACCTGATACTATTAACTTCAATACAAACTACACGGCATCTCGTGTTGTTGGTGGTTTGTTTGAAGATTACATTAATCCTAACATGACTACTAGCAACAATCCCAATCGATTTAAGTACAGTGAAGAGAGTATTCTAAAAGAACTGCAAGACTATATTTCCTCAACATACAATCAGCACTATTCTGCTGGCGATGATGCTGTTCAAACCCTTGATTTGATTGAAGCATGTGGCGATGGTGAATCCTTCTGCCGCAGCAATATCCTCAAGTATGCATCACGATATGATAAGAAAGGCACTGCCCGTCGTGATATCATGAAGATTCTGCATTATGCTGTACTTCTGATGCATTTCAACGACAAGAATGCAAAACGTGAAACCTACCCTCAGTGATGAAAATCCGCAACCCTATGAAACTGTCTGAAAAAACTCTCTCTGTCCTGAAGAACTTTTCTTCTATCAATCAGTCTATCTTGTTCAAAGAGGGCAATAAACTTCGTACCATTAGTGTAATGAAGAACATCCTTGCAGAAGCAACTGTGGATGAAGAGTTCATGAAGGACTTTGGTATCTATGACTTGAACCAGTTCCTTAGTGGTTTGAGTCTGCACAAGAGTCCTGAACTGGACTTTGCTCAGGACGGATACGTTGTTATTCGTGAAGGCAAGATGCGTTCAAAGTATTTCTTTGCCGATCCTAATGTTATTGTCACCCCTCCTGAGAAAGCAATCAACCTTCCTAGTGAAGATGTTTGCTTTGAACTGAAACCAGAACAACTGGACAAACTGCTCAAAGCAGCAGCAGTGTATCAACTGCCAGACTTGTCTGCTATTGGTGAAGCAGGTGTTGTTAAACTGGTTGTCCACGATAAGAAGAATGACACTTCTAATGTCTTCTCTATTATTGTGGGTGAAACTGAAACCGACTTCTCTTTCAACTTCAAAGTTGAGAACATCAAGATTCTTCCTGTCTCTTATGATGTAGTTGTTTCTCAGAAACTGCTGGCACGATTCACTAGCAAGAAAGGTGACTTGACTTATTATATTGCTCTGGAACCAGACTCTACTTTTGGTTGATGGATGATATCCTAGTAATTGAAAATTTTTTACCAGAGGTTCTTCACAAGTACATGCTGGAGGAAATCACGTCAGATGCTTTTCCTCTAGCATACCTTGAAGACGTTACCTATGATGTAAGAGAACTGAATGACATAGAACTGCCAAGAAATCATGGATTCTGCCATATGTTTTGGAACAGAGAGACGGGACATCGTTCTACTTTTGTTCCTGTTGTTTATCCTTTGTTTCTATATTTGAAAGAGTATCTCAACTGCAACCCACAAGACTTAATTAGAATGAGACTTGGTTGGGGGCTTCAATATAGTGAGGAGAAGATACATACTCCACACCTAGATTATAACTATCCTCACTATACTTGTTTGTATTATGTTGAGAGCAGTGATGGGGATTCAATCGTTTATAATGAAACCCTGCAGGATTACAATCCAAATGAAGGTGATGATTTAGAAGATGTTAGAGAGTTTCCTTTTACTATCAAAAAGAGAATAACACCTGAAGCGAATAAAATGGTTATATTTGACGGCAAACATTTTCATTCTAGTTCTACTAATTATATCTCTGACAGAAGACTTGTCGTAACTACAAACATTGAATATGGACGCTGAAGTATTCCCACTATTTTCCACTCCAGTTCTTGCTACAAGGATTGAGGTGGATAGAGATATTGTTAGAGATGTGCATTACACTCCTTATGCGAATGACAATGCAGGGTATGGTTCTGCTAACAAGAAAATTTTATTGGAGGATAAATTTTCTACACTTAAAGCACAGATAGAAGGTTATATTGATTACTATCTTTATGAAGCATTGGCACTTGCTCAAGGAACTGCAGTCCATGCTTCCTCTTGGATTAATCTGCATCGAAAGGG